CCTTGGCATACTTCTTGATGGTCAAGTCAGCCTTTGTCGCCTGAGTAATGGTGGCCTTGCTGTACGGGATCACATTACCGGGGTCAACGTCACCATCCTCCAACGTAACGTCAGCCGTGTAAGAGATCAGCTGCGTGCCAGGGGTCTTTCGGATGGGCCGCATGATGCCCAGAATGGTACGAAGCGCATCCCAGTTATCGTTAAACCGGGTAACAAAGTCCACCTCGCGGGCGGTAACGCTGGTATAGGTATTGGGGAGAGAATCCCTCGGATTAGTCAAGCTTTCAACTTTCGTAGCAGCCATTTAATTCAGTCCTTTCATGTAATTTGGTTTTCCATGAGCGCCTTTTGCCGCTCAGATGCAGACAGTACATAGCGGCCATGATCGTCCTTTTTATAAATGTCCGCTTTTGTCATGGTGGTTCCTCCTCCATTTACAGGAGGCGTGGCAGTTTGTGCGCCCTGGGTGGTTGTGGTTTGGATGAAATCCGCCCACTCGTTCTTGATGCTGGCAGTGAGCGTGTCCATATCCTTAATAGCACCATGGTCATCCAACTCCACACTGTCCAAATCAGACACTCGGAGCACGGCATCAAGGCGCTTTCCACTCACTCCAGCCTGCTTCAGAAGTTCCCTGTATGCCTTTTCCTTGGCGGCGCGGGTCTCCTTTTTGGTTTGCTCTTGCTTATAGACGTCAAATTCCTCTTTGATGGCGTCATATTTGACCTTCCAGCTGTCCTTTTTCCCAGCCTCAAGGTCTGCCTGCGCCTTTTCCAGTTCCTTTTGGACACGGGGCAGATCGTCCGCGTCGGCCTTATACTTCGCCACGTCGGCTTTCAGTCCTTCCACAGTTTCGGTGTGCATGGTGATAATCTCGTCAATCTTTTCGTCCTCAATGCCCATGGCTTTGAGGGCTCGTCTGGTGAGTGCGATAAGTCATTCCTCCTCTTCATATTTCCATGTGTATCTTCCGGCGCTTTTGCTCCATCTAGACAATGCATTGTTTATTGCTTGTCTTGAAATTCCTGTAATATCAGCAGCGTAAGAAATGCTTTTGTACTCGGCTACTTTTTCACCGTCCATCGTATATTGAGAAACTTTCTTTGACTTGCTGTAATCAATGTTGTACTGTTTGGAGCACCACTCTAAATTTTCCACATGGTTGTTGCTTGGGTTTTCATCTTTGTGATTTACCTCTGGAAGGTTTTCTGGATTATCCAAGAAAGCAATCGCAACCAACCGATGAACAGAAACGGAACTTTGAACATTGTCTTTCGACAAATGGACAAATTTATATTTCCCTGCTCTGGTGCCTTGCTTAAGGAGTTTTCCGCCAACCTTGAACATCCCCCTTCCATTGCTCAAAACCCTCGGGAGAGAAATAACTTCTCCTTCGTCGCTTACGGCATATAATCCTTCATAGCCCGCGACTTCGCGCCAAAGTGCCATAATCAGTCTCCTTTTCTTCGGCCCCAGTGCTTCGGGGGCGACTGTGCTATAAACCCGCTCTTCTCTGCGGTGTTTGCCAAAAAGAACAAGGAGCCAATTCACAAGAAATTCTTGTAAATTAGCTCCACTTAGCCCTTCTGCCTAAACGCTTATAGACAGGAACAATATTCAATTGCTATGCGTTTATTTTATCATTTTTCTTTTGTAAAATCAATCAAATCTTCTTTTATTGTTCCAATTACTTCCCGCCTAACCCGAACAATCCGTATTCCATCCTTGACAGGTCTAAACTCAACACATTCTTTATTGTCCAAAGCAGAATTTATTTTTTCAATGATTTTTTCATCCATCATGCGTTCTCCAAACTATCTTTAAGGATGTCTCTATATTCCTGTGTATGGTCTTTTGCCGCTGGTACAATAAATGGCCTTGCCGGGTTGCCTGCTGTCCAGTGCCAATTTCCCTCGTCGTCCTGATAGACCCACGGTGGACTGCCACCCGCAACATATTTGCCAGTACCTAATTCCACATAGGGGGCGTACTCAACCCCTTGCACGCCAACATATACTTCCTCTCCGTCTACCAGATAAGAGACATGGCTTGCAAGGTTCCCAGTGTCCCACGCCTTTTGATCCCTCAATGACTTTACAGCATAATTTGCTGCTTTTTGCCCAATAGATTCCAGTCCACGTTCTAAAGCATTTTGGAACGCAGCCAAAATCTCTCCGTTGTTGTCCTCGAATGTATATTCGAAACCATGCGTTGAAAACGTCTGCCTTGCCATTATTTCACCCTCTTTATTTTTGCTCGTTTCGTTTGTTCGTCGGTCAAAATCGACTTAAAGCCAACCGTTTTACGCACACAACTACAACGGCAGTTATAAATATTCCATCCGCTTGCGCCCATGCTCTTATCTCTTGGGAACATCATTTTTTCCCCTCCGACAACAAACGGTTCATCGTCCTTTTTCTTCTGCCCATCTGCTCTCATGTGAGCCGGTCTCGTCCGTGCATTATGTCCTGCTACCCATTCCTTTTCTATGATTGCCCCTTTGCTTTTCAGGTCGTCCGATGCATCTTGCCTCCCAGCCTCCATAGCGGTCAAGGTTGCCGTTCTTGCTGTTCGCAATGCCCTTGCTCGATTCATTTCCGGGATACGGGCCTGTAAATCAGTTGCTATCCTGCCAATGCTCGCACCTGTTAAAAGCCCACGGGTCACCGTCTTTGTGATTTGCTTTTTTCCCCATTTAAGATCTATCCCTCTACGGAGTGCCTTTTTTGCGGGATAATATGGCATTAGGTCAGGTTCGTCCACAATGAGGTGACGGACAAGTTTTTCATCCCATTGCAAAAAATTCACGTTTGTAAGATTGTCACGGATAGGCTTTGCAAGCTGTTCCTGCATCCATTTTCGGTTCATTGCGTAAATTTTAGCAATGTCATCATTGACGTAGGCAATAGCCACTTCATTTGCCTTTGTCATGCGCTGGGCGATCTTTTCTCGCAAAGCTTGATACCTCTTACCGCGCCCAATCTGATTTAGTCGCCAGAATTTATAATCCTGTTCCGTCCACACCTTGCCGTTGACCTCGGCGCCAATGAGGGCCCGCATCTCCTCATCCCGCTTGCGAAACCGCTCAAAGTAGGCTTTGATGGTGTCGGAAAGCTCGTCCCGTGCCTCCCGGTACACTTTGGCAATACGGCGCTCCAAGGCGGCCAACTCCTTTTCGGTCAAACGATGGGCTTCATCAGGCTTCGGCATCTTCCATCACCACGGGAAGCAAAAGAGGGCACGCAAGGGCCATCATAACAATTTCAAATAAATTACAAAGGCTGTTTTTGTTCATCCTCTGATTCCTCCTGTTCCTCCTGCGGCGGAAAGTCCGGCTCTTCCTCCACCCGTTCCATCTCTTCCGCCTGCTTGCGCTTCATCAACTCATCATATTGGTCGGCGTCGCCGTTGATGGTCAGCAGCTTCTTGGTGATATACTCATCGTCGTAGTAATCCGCACCCATTAGGATGGTCTGAGTTTCTTCCGATCTGTTGATGATCTTGCTGCGGGTGTAGCTCGGCTCATCGTCAAGGCCAGCTAAATCCAGAATCCCAAGAATAAATTCTGTTACGCTGGCCTCAAAGTCATCTACCTTGAGATCAAGAGGCGTGTAGCTGGCTGCAATGGCTGTGGCCGTTTGGTTGCCAGCTGATACCGCCGAGCTGTCAAACGCCTGGAAATCTTCGTATAGCTTACGTTTGAGCATGTCGATGGTCGCCTCAGTACCGCTGAACGGCGCTTCAATGGTGTGCGGTTCGGCTGTTGCTCCCTCATCCCCCTCAACTCCGGCGTGAACGATATGTGTCGTGCGCACTTTGTCCAAAAACTTTGCGTCATCCAGATCCTCCATACCACCGCAGTTAGTCAGCACCCAATAGATTAAATTCCCTTCATCCACATTGTTGACCATGTTGGAGGTGCAAAGGTCAAGGGCATCCACAGTGTTTCTCTTCCCTGTCAATTCTGAGAGCGCATCTTCACCATTTTTTAGTGGCACAATCGGGAAGGACGGATAATTCTCACCGTCGTAGATTTCCGTCCCATCTGCCTCAGTGCTACGCAAATGCAGGATATAAGCCCGCCTCTCTTTTTTGACTGTCATATCTTCGCCACTACGCTGGATGTAGTCCGTGTATCCGTCCTCTTCGTACAGAGTTGCTCGCAACGGCTTGTCTTTCGCCACCTGCCAGAACCGGATGCCAGCCATCAAAGCGCCATTTTCCTCGTCATAGAGCGGCACAAACTCCCGCAGCTTAAACACTTCCAGATGGTCTAAGTTCCAGAACCCGAAGGCCACACCAGCGATCAGGGCATACTTCCCGGCCTTCACCATCTCCAGGTCGAACTTTTTCCCCAGCCTGTCCTTCGTAGCGTCATCCTGGAAGGTCACGCCGTTGCCCAGCAGATAGGACACTTCCTGCCGCACATTAAGGCCAAAAAAGCTGCTTGCGATCTTGTGGTTTGCCGTGTACATATCCCGATGAGCGCGGCCTTGCATGTCATATATGATTTTTTCATAGCGATTGATAGTCGGGTTTTCGCCCTTAAAGTATAGTTCAGCGTCCAGCGCCATTTTGTAGGCTTCGCTGCCTTTGTGCTTATCGATGGCTTGCCGGATAAAATCCATTCTGGCCTTTTCATCCTCACCCACAGCAAGCAGATCCTGATATGTAAGCAAAAAATCACCTCTCCCACAGTGGGATATATTGCGGTTGTCCCGCCTTGCGCACCTTATGTCGAAGAATGGTCATTGTGAAATAACGTATATCATCCATGGCGTGGTCGTTCTCCTTGATAGGCTTGTCCTCCGTAGATTTGTCATCCCAGCGATACAAGCCGAACTCCCGAATCGCGTCTTTACAATTCCGGTGTACCTTGATCGTCCCATCTTGGATATATCGGGCCGTGGTAGCAATCCCCGGAATCACATCATTGATCGCCTTTTGCACCCTGAACCTCTTGTGCCGCCGGATGACCTCAATAAACGATGCTGCTGACGGGTCCACGATAACAGATTTCACTGGCAAATCGCCAGCCAGCTTTTCCAGTTCAATATAATATTCCTCGTCGGTCTTGTTATTGCGTTCATCCCGCCCCGAGTAGTAGTATTCCCGCACCCGCGTAGCCACCTTGCCATTCCAGCACCACAGTCCGGCGGAAAATGGGTTTAATGTGCCATAGTCACAGGACACATAATACTCACCACTCTTCGGCACCTCGTCCGTAATGTTTCTCTCATCAAACATAGGATACACCAGCCCCTCCGCCACGACCCATAACCCTCGGATAAACCGATCATGAAACACGCCAGAGAACATGGATTCATACTGCTCAATGACCTTCTCCGTCAGCCCTGGATTATCTCGCATGGTAAAGTGGAGATATAGAGCATTTCGCTCATCATGCTTCTTAATCCATTCCAGGTAGAACCAGTGCTGTGGGCTTTCTGGGTTGCAGGAGAACCACTTCTTATTCCCATCCACAGAACAACGCGCCAAGGCCTGTTCTACAAAGCTCCGGGGCATAAGCGCAACCTCATCCAATAGAACACCTGCCAGCGTGCGCCCCTGAATCAATGCCGCGCTGCTCTCATCTTTTCCGCCAAATACCTCAAACCAATTTGTCGTAGTTCCCCGCCGCACCTCAAGGATCTTCTCTGACCGGCGCCAACGCATGGTATACTTTTCTTTTGCCAGCGTCATAGCTGTGAAGGGGACAATGATGTTCTTTGAACATGAATCAACGGTTTTTCCGCAGATACCAAACCGCTGACCAGAGAAGTTTTCCATGGCCCAGCGAACAAAGGCCCACATCATGATAGATGTCTTTCCGGATCGAACAGCACCATCGCAGATAATGGCATCATATTTTGAGTATGGGAATGCAAGGATTTTCTTTTGTTGTGGACTAATCATCGCATCCTGCCTCTGCAAATACTTTTTTCATCTTTGGATATTGCACAGCAATCCAATCCACATAACTCTCATCATGGCCTTGCACATGTGTCCAACTCTCATGCAACCCACTTTCAAATAAAAATGCATGGATTATTTCATGTCGCAAAACTTTCCGCTGATATTGGTCAAAGTCAGATAACTCACTTTCGTTTTCCCTTTCCCCTATAACAATACATTTACTTGTTTTATCGCAATATCCATCACAATCATTTAGCAATACATCTTGAATTTTATTTCTATACTCAATAGTGTATTCAGTCCCTAAAACACTAATTTTCATCGCTTTCCAACCCTTCCGCCATTTCTCTCAAACTCTGGCTCAAACCATCTTCCTTGGCATCGTTCCCAGGCCCACCGCCAAAGGCTGTGAATTTATCAATCAGTGTTCCAAGTGCCGTTGTGACCTCTGCGGCGCTGCGTGCATTCTGAATCTTCTCTGGAAGAGCGGAAAGTCCTACCTCAATAATATCGCACACCGCTTGTCTGCGGCTTTCCATGTAGGCCAGGATGTCGGCGGTATTTTCTTCCTTTTTTCGCTTAAGATTCTCAGAGAATTCCTGAGATTCCTCCACAACCCGCCGAACAGTTTGTCCGCAAACGCCGTTTTTCTTCGCCGTAGCGTTATAGCTCTCGGTCTCCAGATAATCAGCCACTATTTTCTTTTTCTGCTTATCCGTCAACCGTGCAGCCATAACTAACCTCATCAATAAAAATCTCTTTTGGTGGTCCGCCCTGGAGTCGAACCAGGATGTCCCCGGTTATGAGCCGGGCGCTCTGACCATTTGAGATAGCGGACCAGATACCCCTTTCGGGGTATATCGGGGGTTTTGTCAGGCTTCCCGAAGGCCTGTTTGTAATTCTGCACGCACCTTCACTTAAATTGTCTGCGTCTCCAACCGCAGTTTTCAGTGAAATGGCGAATGGTACGTGCTTCGGTTCACTTCGCGGCCGCAAAGCAATTTGCTGATTCGATAGAAGCACAATCTCCTTCCATCAAATTTCCCCAGCTGGGAATGGTCACCCGTTTTGGAGTTGCACCAAAATCCGCTCTGGCCGGGTGATAGGGAGACGAGAACAAGGCTCGCGCTCCCAAAGAAAAAGGAGGTACGCCCGATATTGAGACCGCCTCGGAGCCGGGCGAAGGAGGAAGAAAATCTTCTGTTTTATACATAGCGGCAAAGAAAATAAATTTTCTTTGCCTGCGTATGTATAAAACCATTTCCTGCCTAAATTATATCGCAGCCCTCCATTTCGGTCAAATTGTTAGACGATCTTAACACTTTGTTTACAATTTCGATTTTGTTTCTGTGTACGTAATTCCAACCGCATACGCCGCCCATACATCGGAAGAGAACCCATAGAACCAATCTGGGTTCTTTTTGGTCCCCTTCCCGTTTTTTAGATCATGGGTTGCAAATCGGTCAATCAGTGCGCGGCGGATATTGGCATCCTTGGCCCTGCTGTCATGGCAGAGATGGAGTTTTTCATCCTGGCGGTATATGTAGTCCACTGGCTTCTGTGCTGCTTGCGTGAATCTCCCCACCCATTCGCAGGTTTCAAAAACATTGCGTCCAACCGGCATGCCATAGCTTGCCAAACGCTCAATGACTACAAAATCAT